CCTGCATGAAGCTGAGCAGGAGCCTTGCGACTCCCCGGTCGTATCTCCACATCAGGGCACCCCTTTTGGGGGAGAGCACTGATTGCTTCACGTTTAATTACATGGAGAAATCTATGACAAGACAAAACTTCGGGGTTCTTGGAAGAACCACTTCGGTTCTGTTTGACACAGATGTATCACATCTTTTAACGGCTTATCAAAATCATCTAGAATTTCTAGAGAAGAACCATGGCCGAAAGTTCATGGTTAATCGAGCTAAAGAATATCTAACAATTTCTGAAAGATATGCTTTATATCAAGATTTTGAACCGTTGCCTTTCACTAAATCAGGCAAGAGTGGCTACCCATCACGAATACACTTCTTTAAGAAGTTTCTTCGTGGTAGTAGTAATCAGCAACGCGCTGCACTTTCGGTGCTTCGCATTGTTGAAGACTTTAGGCTGCCTATATCAAAGATATAAGCACGATCGTTGAACCTAGTGTTGCTAATACTAGTGTCATCGAAAGCATTCTTGAATTCATCCCCAAATGGTTGTCAAATGCATGTCTACATTTGAAACTAAAGGAAATGGATTATCACTATACTGTTAAGAATGGTCCTAATGGATCAGCCTTATCAACTAGTGATCAGGATCTAGGAGCTGTTATCAAAGAAGATAAAATGTTTGAAGCAATTCTAAACATTTCATCTTGCTTAGAAGACGAATTTCCTCCTGAAGAATCTTTCCAGACGAAGTCTGGTGGGATTCATTCCAAGCTTGTTCAGTTTCCTGAAAAGGCTGGGAAAACAAGAACTATTGCAATTATTGACTATTATAGTCAAAGAGCACTTAGACCCCTTCACAAGGGACTAATGTCCTTATTGCGTAGCCTTGAATCAGATGGAACATTTTCTCATAATAGTGTTGGTAAATATGCAAAAGAATTAAGTAAGAATAAATCTTACATATTCTGTGCAGATCTAACAGCATTTACTGATAGATTTCCTTCAATAATTCAAAAGAAACTTCTTGAGAATTTACTGAAAGATAATATCAGCCTTGCAAATAGTTTCTGGACTCTCCTTGCAGAGAGAACATTTACCGTTGCATGGTCAAGAGAAACTGTAACCTACAACTGTGGGC